CTAGGGCGTAGTAAGTGAGATCTGTGCTGCGCATGGCAAGCGTGTTGCGTCCCAGGTAGATGCCAGCTTTTGATTGCGCTTAAGATAGTTGCAATTATAACACAGCACTTGAAAATCAGCAGGATACTTGTTCTTTTTAAGCCATGGGTAAATTTGTGTTCCAATTTGTTTTCGATGTTCTGCCCCGTTATTATTAATATGATCAATGGTTAGAAACTCAATCTTGTCAATGCCACAATTGGCACATTGACAACCATAATGCGCAAAAACTTCCATTTTAAGATCGATATAGTGATTTCTCTTTATTTGTGTCTTGCATTTTTGACAAGTATGACGATGATGCATTCGTTCTTCGCCACAAAATTGGCATCCTTCCTCATATTGAACTGTCATTTCAACTTTATTCATGTTGTTTTGACAATTACAATTATAGCACAGTAATCGTATATTATTTGGTTTATTTTTCAGCACCCACTTGAAAAATGCGGAACCAGAATCAGTACCGCCTAAAACTTCTTTTCGATGTTTTCTACCATTGCCATCAATATGATCTAATGATAGCAATTCTTGATTAGTTTCTCCACATAACACACATTGACCGCCATAATAATCAAGAACAGTTGATCTTACTAATATTCTAACTTTTTTCTCTCTTTGTGACACCTGCACCCGACGTTTTTTATACCGCTCATTAGCATAATCTCTCATACATTGATTACATCGCCCTCTCTTTCTTCTCTGCGAGGATAATGACCAGTTTTTGGAATTAAGTGAGACGCTACATCTGCTACAGATTTTGCTTATGTCATAATCTGCGATCAACGAATCCTCCAATTACCATCGGCTTATTAAGATTATTAGTTGTTTGTAAAAGTGGATTATTATTGGTAAAACCTCGACTAATCAGAAACTTGTAAGCCAGATAAGCATTTAATAAGGCAGCCATACCATCATTAACACCACTCTTCACATAATGCACGTTCGGATCTCCACCAGTTCTCGAAATAGACGGCTTAAGCTCCATATTGCAACAATGATCAATTAACCAAGCGATCTTCTCATAATCTCCATAAGGAAATCGGATCATTCCTTTTTTCATTTGTTCGTATAATTCTCCATAATAATAATCTCGCTCAAAAATAATCTCCTTAGGAAAAGCATCGGCATTAAACTTAATATGATCATTAATTTTGTTATGGGCTCGAGACACCAGATATTTATCACCATAGGCTTGATGCATGTTGTAGGAAAAATCGTTAGAATAACCAATATCTCCCAGCGTTAGTTGCACGCTATATTGACGCATAATTTGATCGATCAATCCCTTTTTACTTTCTGGATCGTTCTTCTTAAACTTAGTGCAAAACTCAATGGAAAGTAATCCTGGTCCTTTGCTTAATAGCACTACTGCGGTGGAGAACGACTGTCCCACTGTTTTGGCTTTATCAGGATTAGCTAACTGTTCTAAATCGGCACGAGCCCCATAGTCAATACCCAATACCACAATCTGATTCATCAAATTGGGATCATGCGAGGCTGAGATTTGCGGAGATAATTTTCTTCCGACATCACCACATAATTCTCTAATTTCTTCAGAAGTGATGGGAGAAGAATCGCCTTGAAAAAACTCACCTAGAACATCGTTCATATAAAGGCGTTCGGTATTAGTTGGATGCTTGCCTGGCATTTCACTATCAATATCTTCCCGAGTAAATCGTGGCATATAAAGCTGGTTCAGATGAAAACCAACAAAAGCGCAATTCTCGTCATCGGAGTCTTTGAAAGCAACCCATTTCCCTCGCTCAGCAGCTTCCAATTTATCTTGCTCATGACCGCATTTAGGACATTTTACAATCTTACCGTAGATCCAGATCTTCTTCCAATCATCAGATTCAGGAGTATAAAGCGGGAAATGCTCTTTACAACCTTCGCATCCTAAATAGTAATATTGTTGAGAAGAGGCTTGCCACATCTTGTGATAATCAGATCCTTTACGACGAGGAGTGCCGAAATAAATTTGCACGCCCTTGGTAGGTTTACCATATTTAGCATTGGTTAAAATCTTAATAGCAGAACTAATAGCTTGGGAAGTCATTTTTTGCACTTCATCAAAGCAGATAACATCACAACTGCGACCCATCAGGCGATCTGCATCAATTCCCGTTGATTCGATCCAGAGATGATTACCACCTAAAAACTGTTTAAAAGTAAGCGAATCATTGGTTGGAGAAGAAGTATCCAATAGTGATTGCATATACGATTTAGGTTTAGCGCCTTTACTATTAACAGACCCTTCAGCTTCCAATCGTTTAGATTGTGTAATCATGGAATTAAGTTTAGTTTTAGAATAGGCAGCTGCTAATTCTAATTGAGGAAAGGCGTGAATAACGCGCATAGGCGGTTTAGTTCCGCCGAATAATCCTGAGCCCATAAAATACATTTCAAGAGCCGTAGCCATAGTAGTTTTACCAACTTGTCTACCTGCTACTATTACACATGGCTTTGCATTTGGCTCTAATGCTCTTATCCCTACATACCGATAGACATCAGAAAAAGGACGATATCCATTGCCACTCAATGTAAAAGGAGCCCCATCTAATGTTAAATACTCTTCGCAAAAAGCACAAGGATCATACATCCTTAGTTGGTGTTTTAGCTTGTCAAATAGTTCTTTATTATCGGAAACTTGCGAATTAACCATCACCTAATAATGCAATATTATGCCCCAATAATCAGATTTTAGCAGGTTGCAAAGCAAAAAATGCATCGACATTGCTTCGATCAATTTCGGAGTCGGCAGTGGAATGATCAATGGTGCCTAAAGAGCTATAATTATCGAAGGTGCCGGGATTATCTTGTTTGGCTTGCAAATTCAATTGACTAATCAATCGAAGCAAACGCTCATCATCCCAATCACCCTCTTCGGAAATATCATTGAAATGTAAAGATCGTAATCGACCAATGATAGCAGGAATGCTCATATTGCCACGACTATCCTTGATGATATTTTCCAGCGTTTGCAAAATGGAAGGCTTCTCTTGAATAACCTTAGGAGTTTTACTATCTTCTGGTTTTTTAGCTGGCTCAATAGAAGTGGCATGTTGTGTGGTTTGAGCTACTTTTTTAGGAGTTTGTTCGTGAGAAACCTTCACGCTTTCTTGATATGACTTCAGGCCAGATCGAGCCATCATATCATCAACAGCATTTTGCACCGAAGTATATTTGGGCTTGGCACCATTCATAATGGAACTAATTTGATCGAATAAAGAAACGTCATGGCGAGATTGCACCGCGCCCTTTTGGAGCTTATCTTCGAAGGCTTGCAACCATCGATCTTCGCTAAAGGCGGTATCTGATTGTCGATTGATGGTGGAATGTCGTTTGGTCATGTTAGCCTTTATAGTTTGACATCCAATTTTGACCTTTATCATCACTAATATCAATATCTTCATCTGGCGATCGACCAAGATCCACATTCATAGCTACTCCAGAATCAAATAGATACTGACGCAATTCAAGTTGTTCCCGGTCTGTTAATTTGTATTTAGCTACTTGATGATGATAAAGATCTTGAATATCATGCCCGGCCGACACCATACCATTAATGCAGGTGCGCCCAATACTGGAAATTAATAGTGGTACCATAACATAAGTTCCTTTAATCCCAACAATCTTTTGTGCTTCTTTGACAAAGCCATCTTCATCAATCTCATACTCTGCCTTCTTTTTGCGATTGGACTTTTTGGTTTTCTTAACTTTGTCCAAACGACTTTGCAACCTAGACAATCCTTCATCTAATTCTGAACGAACTTTTTCCACCTTATCAGCATCTAATTCTCCATCTAAATCCAATCTCATGGCTTTAGAAATTTCATTATCCAGCTTCTCCATAAATGACATAGCACGTTCTAATCCAGCACTATCGTATCCTGAATGTTTAGGAACAGAAGCTAAACGCTCTTTAATCCATTCACAAAATCCAGAAGCTCCTTTATCTGCCCAATTCCATTTAGCATCTTTAGAACTCTTTTTCGCATCATTAGCATCTTCTTTTTCTTCGGCGTGTAGAGGCTCTTCCATCACTTCCAGTATCGGTTCCGGATCTTTGGTACCTGCTGGAGCTCCGGGAAGTTCTTCCACCACAATCTCAATCTCGCCGGGCTCTCTCACTTCTAATGGCAATGAATGAAGATGTTCAGCCATGGCATGTTCATCTCGGGCCGGCAATTGCGAAGCTGGCGAGACGGGATCGATGACATATAGAGCTTGGGCAGTAGATTGTTTCATGCGTTCCTCATTATCTTGGGCTTTCTTGATGCCAATTTATGCATCAGATGTTCCATTTATCGCTGTATGGTTGCGTACCAACATCAGTAGTGCCGTGAAAAAGATTTTCTACATTGGTCGTTTTGTCGGCATCCAAATCGGCAGGATCCATCCCATCGGGCAAGCCAAATAACTCGCTCTCGGCCGGTGTCAAATATTTATCCATCAACTTCTGAAGAGTATGTTCAGAAATATCAGGCACTTCGACGTTATCCAAGTCATTACTAAAATCCAAGGTCTCGGCCCCCTTACCATCTGCATCATGAAGCGGAGTATAGCCAATATCAAAACCAGCTGGGATCGAAGCATTATAAGAGGAATAATCTTCATTATCAAAACTGCTAGGAAAAAAACTAACATGATTAGATCCCACTTGTTGCGGAGGCTGATACGAACTCTCCTCGGGATATACCATTTGGTCATAATGATTGATTTGTTCATCAATGGGAAAATCAATGCTATTATTATCTTGCAAAGTAGAACCGTGAGGACCTTTCAAAAAGTCCTGCACACTATGATATTTGTCGAGATTGGAATATAATCCTTGGCCCAGATCATAATTGGGGCCAGCTCGCTTAATTTTGCCTTGTAGTCGGGCCTGGCGGTACTTTAAAAATTGTTTGACGCTATCATGGTCGGATAGTGTGGTCCAACCCTCATCAATGTCATAATTGAGACGAAAGGGCTTCATTTGGTAGCCTGCTGTTTTTGGTAGAATGGATACATTGCTTTGGTAATGGGTACGTAATTCCAGATCCCCATTTGAGATAATAGAAAAGAAGCTTTATTAGGATCTCTTTGAAAAGCTTGATTGAGTTTGTCCTTAGTGGCCTTCTCGGTAGATAATCGAGCCGTTTGAGGATATTGCTTGACAAAACTGATAATAGCCGGGTCAACTTCAAAATTAAGTTTGCAAGCCAGATAGATAGCTCTGACCACTCGATTGCGATTGGAGGTTAAGGTAATTTGTGGCGATAAACAAGTGCGAATGACACGATCTTTAATATCGGGAAGTCCTTGCTTGGTGATGTCATGGATCTTCTGGAAATCTAAATCCATTAACAAAGCATTACAGGTAAAATCTCTGGAAAACATCTCTTGAGTTAAGTTAGATGGAGAAGAAATACCTTGCTTGGTGAGTATTTCTTTGATATTGGGCACCATAAAATTGGAGGAAAAATCCAGCTTCAAATTGCCAATAAAAATGGTGGAATGACCATCATCGGAAGTGGTGCGTTTGGCATGATATTTTTGACGAAGTTTAATGGCAAACTCTTGAGAAAGATAGTCGATAGTTTTTTCACCGTTAGTGAGATCCAAATCAGAAAGATTTTCCAAGTGTCCCATGTATTTATCACGAACCACTCCGCCACAAAATTGAGGAGATGCTACCTCAATATCGGTGGCAGTCTGTTTTAACAGGGCAAGGAGTTCGCGGAGCTTCATTTTTTCCTACGGGATAGTTTAACATCACTTTCCCATACAGAAATCACATTATAACCAGCTTGAATTAAATCAAGTTCTTTGCAGAGCGTCTTCACATATAATTCGCCATAAACTTTCTTAGCCTTATAATGTCGTTTATCGCTCTTATATTTCTTGGGATTACCATGCCACCAATCGCCATTATACTCATAAATAGTATTGGTAATTGGATCAAAACCATCAGCTTTATATTTATGCTCACCTGCCCAAGTCGCATGCTGTCTAATTAAACTATGAATATTAAGACTATCTAACCATTTAATTTCGCCTTTAGAAATATGATGTGTACATTCAGGACAACCGTGATCTTGCAAATGATTGTTAGGCGTTTGTGGAAAATTGCCATGATCGGGACAAGTAATCAGCAACTTAATATT